ATCGGCATACTGCAGGGCCTTCTGCTCCAGATAGAGGATGTAATCACCCAGATCCCAGCCATAGAGCTGCCCCCTGTACTCTGCCTCAGCCTTCAGGGCCTCTATGGTGTTCTGTGCAGCTTCCTGCTCAGCCTCTCTCTTGTTTTTTACCCTATCGGCCTCTATGTCTTCCTGAAGGGCTATGTACACCTCACCTGCCCTCTCTGCCAGGGCCTGCTTCTGCTCATTTGTTAGCTCTTCATTTGCCATCACCTTATCTGTGAAGGTGTTAAGCCAGGTGGCCAGTGCCCTCTCCCTCTTCACAAACTCATCATCTATCAGGCTCTCCATCTTGCCTGTGAGCTCTTTGTTAAAGCCCTCATAGGCTGCCAGGGCCTTGGCCAGGTCCTGCTCTACCTCTCCTGTATCGGGTCCACCATCCTCAGGTGGCTCCACCTCCCGATAGGGGCCAGGGGGCTCTATGAGGCCTAGCTCCACCTTGAGATCCAGGATGGCCGCCCTCAGGCCATTTATGGTATCCTTATGCCTGGCCATCAGCTCCTCTCTCTTCTCCCAGTACCTCTCCTCACCACCACCACGCCTGGCAGCCTCATTGGCTGCCTTCTCTATATCCTCCATCAGGGTGATCTCTGCCTGCTCCAGCCTCTGGAGCTCCAGCATCTTCTCCAGGTTCCTCTGTGATCCGGCTGCCTTCTTCAGATTCTCAGCCATCTCCACCGCAGCATCCCCTGTATCTCTCAGGGCCTCGGCCAGGCTGGGGTACTTCTCTATCAGTTCCTCTGTAACCTTCTGCAGCTCCCTCTCTTCTCGGGCCGTTCTCTCTTCCTTCTTTATCAGTTCCTCATAGATCCCTACTGTTTCCCTCAGGGCCCGCTTCCTGGCCTGCTTCACTGAGTGTATTCTCCAGGCCAAAAGTGTCAGGGCACCACCCACTGCTATCAGTGGTGCCAGGGCCACTCCCCAGGCAGCACCAAATTTGGCCACCACAGGGATGGCATACCTCAGGGCCTTCCCTATCGAATAGATACTGGTGCCCAGGGCCACCAGCTTCCCGGCCACCCAGGATCCCAGGATGAAGTACACAAAGCCCTTCACCATGCCCTGGTTATTGGCTATCAGGTTAAATACCCACTCCAGCTTCTCACCCACATTCTCCACCCAATCGGCCACCTTCTGCTTCATCACCTCTTCATTTCGCTCAGCCCACTCCCTCACCTTGTCCACTGCCTCTGTGAGCTTATCTGTAAAGGCCTCAAAGGCTGGCATCAGGATCTCACCTATGGCATTGTACATCTCCACCACATGCCTTCTTAAGCTTCTCCACCTCTTCCCGGCCTCCCTCATGGCTGCTGTGTAGGCCCCCTGGATCTTGGCGCCTGCCCTCAGCACTGCATTAAGGGCTATCTGCTGCTTCTCCACAGGCTGCAGGCTCTGTACTGTCCTGCCATTGGCAGTAGCCCACCTGGAGTACTCCTGCTCCAGGTTCACTATGATCCCATGTGTTCTCAGCACCTCTGGCTGCAGGGTTACCAGGCCATGCACTATGCCTGCCAGGGCCTCACTGGTATCCTCACCAGAGATCACTGCAGCGTTCTGGGCCACCCTCACCAGATCAGTGCTATCAGACAGATCCAGGTTAGCTCTGATCATATTGGCTATCACTGTCCTGGCCCCCTGGGTGGTAATCCCCAGATCCCGGATGCTCTGATCTATCTCATCCAGGTACTGCTTACTGTAGCCAGCGTTCTCACCCAGGGTGTGCATCACCACACCCAGCTCCCTGGCCCGGGCTGCTGAGAAGATGGCTTCCTTGGCCAGGGCACCTATGCCCACAGCACCTATAGCACCACCCAGCAGGCCTGCCACCTTGGTGATGCCAGTGATCCTTCTCTTCAGCTCGGCCAGCTTGCCAAAGGCCTGCCTCTCCTTCAGAGTGAGTACTAGCTCCAGCTTACCTTTCATCTCTCACCTCAGTGCACTCAGTACACCCTGCCTCACACTCAGCACCTGCCACTTATAGGCCTTCCGCACCATGAATTTGAGCTTCTTAGCACTCCAGTTCATCTCCACATACTCCTGGCTGTAGCCAAAGAAGAGCCCGGCCATGGCTATGAGCTCCATGATGCTGATTACTTCTTCCCCTTCTCCATGAATAGATCCAGGGCCATGGTGGCCAGCCTGATGATACTGGCCTTCCCATAGGAAAAAAAATGGGCCAGCACCTCTGCCTGCTGCTGAGTAGTAAGGCTGTACTCCAGCTCATCACTAATCTGCTTCATCACAGGCTGCTTCTGATCCTCTACCTTCAGCTTCTCCTGGATACTCATGCCCTTGGGAGTGAGCAGGATGGCATATAGCCAGCTCAGCTTACCCTCTAGCTGCAGAAGTATCTGATCCAGTGGTGTGGCCTCTAAGATCTGCACCACACTGCCAGGCACATCTGCCATATCCAGGCTGATCTTCCCCACATCTATGGGAGTGGCCCTGAGCAGTGCTATGAGCTGCTTCACCTGGGCCAGTACCAGATCCTGGAGCACATACTCCTTCTCATCCGGCCCCACCTTCAGCTCCATCTCTGGAAACTCAGGGAAGTGGAGATCTGGCCCCACATCAGCACCTACCTCTGCTGCACTGCCAGGGGTACTCAGGGATGGTGCAGGCATATCATCCAGCTTATCTATCATCCTGCTCAGGATCTCCTGGGTACCCTTGCTGGGGCCAGCTCCCACTACTGTTGTAAAGGCCCGATCCTTCCCGGGTCCGGCCTGCTGTTCTTCTGTTGCTGCAGTATCGTTTCCACCAGGCTTATCCATCTTCCTACTGCCCCCTTCCTGCTCTCCTATGAGGTACTGAAGGCCAGGTAGCCATCAGTGGCCACATCTATTGTGGCCTTCCAATCAAATCCCATGGTGGCTGCATCACCCACCCCAGGGCCTATACCCACTGCCGAGGTGCGTACCACCTTCTTCAGCTCACCCACCAGGTACCCCTTCCAGGCTCCCTCTCTGCATGAATAGATCTTCATGGCAAAGAGGTAGTGGGTGGCACCAGGTATATCACTGGGGCTGAAGCTCACCTTGGTGCCACTATCAGCACTGTAGAAGTAGCTGATGGTAACTATCTCATCATCTTCCAGCTCACTGGCCTCAAAGGTGAGTACCTTACCTGAGATGCTGTACTCTCCTGCCCCTGGGGCACTGGCCACCTGCTTATAGGTTTTGCCAGTAGGCCCCACCACTACCATGGGGTAATTCCCGGCTCCATCTGCCCCCTGGTATGGGGTCTGGGCCACTGTGGCTGTATCACTGGAGATGGCCACTGCTTCCTTACTGATGTGATGGATCACACCTGTGGTGGCTGTGGTACCTGATACCAGGGCTGCCCAGAGCTCTGGTGTCATATCTCTCCAAGAGAACCTGCCTGTGATAGTCTGCTGAGTGGGGATGGTGCAATCCCCAAAGCTATCACCACTCGGGATCTCTATGTTGCTGATCTCACTGTTGATGGCTATCTCTGCCTGGTTCGGCAGCTCCACATCATTAGTGTGATCAAAGATGATGCCCACTCCTATTACTTTGGCAACAGGGTCAAACGCTCCCATTTACTTCACCCCCCTCTGCTCTAGCCAGGACATGGCTCCGCAGTTCTGGTTTTCACTACCTTCTTCTTCTCTGCCTCTCCCTCATCTATCTGGTAGGCCTTCAGCATCCTATTCTTGGGATTCTGGGCCCGGGCCAGCAGATCCTTATCAGGATCCTTAATGATGCTGCCTGTTCTGTGGCCCTCTAAGGCCCCAGGTGCCAGCACCTCTACCACCCACTTCTTAGCCATCTCTTCTCACCCCCCCTGCTCATGCTATGTATGGCTGGTAATCTCCTATCTCCATTCTATATCCCACAGTGAAGGACCCGGCCAGCACCAGGCTATCTCCCAGTGCCACCTTCTCCACACTGATACCTGCACTTATGTTCTCTATCCCGGTACAGTACCCCTGGCAATCCCCATCAGCCCTGATAGCCTTCCTGATCTTCCCACAGCCTATCCTGATCCTCTTATCCATGCTGGCATCCTGGGTGCTCACATGCCCAGATGGCCCCTCTATCACTCTATCCATCCAGTAGATAGTGGCACTCACCACCAGGTGATCTCCCACAGCAGTGCCAGCCCAGCCTATCTGGATCTCTGGCATCTTCTGTGGTGTTACCTGGTGCCTGATCATGGGCCACACCTTCTCTACTCCCAGGGTGGCTTTCTTCGCTTCCAGGATCTCTGCTATGTTCTCAGGTACATCATCTTCTGGTATGTGGGTATTTACCATCAGGTATGGCTCTCCCTCTGCATCTCCAGGCCCCCTGAAGAGCACATAGTGATCTCCAGTGGGTGGATCCACCAGGCCCTCAGCACTGTGCCTGAGCCTGATCTGAGTAGGTGAAGATCTGGAGATGGAGCTACTGGGCACAGGCATCCACACCATCTCAGCACCCTCTGGCACCAGGATCTGGCTCTCATAGAGATCACAGGTATCCCACTCATCCTCTTCCAGCTCTTCACCATAAGGGCTGCCACCATGGCTGTAGGCCCTGAGCACCAGTGGCCCCACATTGTGGATGCTCTTAATAGGCAGATAGAGCACCACTGTAGGAGTAGGCAGATCCGGCCTGATCTCATCTGTGGCCAGGCTGAGGTACCCCCTGGCCAGATCCCAGTTAGGTGCCCCTGTTCTGGGGTGCAGCCAGTACCGCTTGCCCACCCGGATATCCCCTTCCACATACACAGTAGGTAGCACAGTAAGGCAATCGGCCCACCCCATCCCACTGGCCCGGTACAGATAGCCACTGTTCTCAGATGTGCCATATACCTTCACTCCCTGCTACCCCTTGCCCCATGCTCTCTCCAGTTCATCTTCCAGGAGCCTCAAGATCCCTTCCAGATCACTATCCAGCCAGAGTAGAAACTTCCGGCCCACATGGCCTGGGATCTTCATCCTGGCTGTATGCTCTCTCACCCTGTGCTCTCTCACCTTGTGGCCCTTCCTCATGTGTGCCCTTCTCACATGGGCTGGGATGGTTACCACCACTATCTCAGGCTTCCTGCCTTCCTGCTGATCCACTGCATAAGGCACCCTGGTACCCAGCACCATCTTATCTGGGCTGATCTCCCTGATAGCATGCCTGGCCACTGGGGCAGTTACGCTGGCAAAGAGCAGCCTGGTATCCTGGAGTGGCTTGGCCCCTGTGATGGACCCGGCCCCACCAGGTAGCCCACCTGGCATCGATCCCACCATGCTGCCCCTCTTACTCTTGCCTCTCCTGGCCTTCCTCATGGCTATTGTTACAGCACTGAGTGGCTTCCAGGGAGTAGGCCTGCCCCCCTGTGCAAAGTTCTTACTGGTGCTCCTGAGCTGGAAGATCATGGCCTTCTTATAGAAGGGCCTGAGATCTCCTATGAGCTTCAGCAGATTGGCCATGCTCTTCCTGAGTACCTGATCATCCACCACCATCCTGGCACTCAGGCCGATCCCACCAGCCCTGGGTATGGTAGGAGTGAGTGGCATCTCTACCTACCAATCATCCAGGCTGCCACCAGTGTTCTCATCCTGGCTGCTCCTATTCATGGTGAAGGTGGCTTCTCTCTCCCTGGTGTTGGATCCTATGGCTGTCTTACCCACTGCTGTAGCCATGGGCAGCCTCTCACCATCTACATCCAGCAGGATCCTCACCCGGTTCCTGAGATCTGCTATAAACTGATCCACCTCACCCTGCCATATCTCACCATGGTGGCCCTCTGCCATCATGGTTTCACCCCAGCCATCCTTCAGGATCTCTACTACAGCCCTCTTGGCACAAAGATCCCGGATAAGGGGTGGTATGGTAGGAGTACCTGAGATAGTCCAGGTAGCCACCTCTGTGGTGCCATACAGGCAGGAGAGGATAGAGGTGAGATCATCCTCAGCCCTGGTGATCCGCTTCTCTATCTCAGTATCATCCCAGCCATCTGCTGCCTTGGCCACCTTCAGGAGCTCTCTTACATCTGCTGCATCACACCAGGCCACTACTTCTTATCCTTGGCTTTGGCCTTCTTCTCTGCCTCTTTCCTGGCAGCCTCTTCAGCCTTCCGCTTGGTTTCATTTGGATCCTCATAGCTGGTGCCCTTCCCCTGCTCCTTCAGGATCTCATCAGCATCAGCCTGGTAACCCACCTGCTTCTTCTCTACCAGGCTTGCCAGATCCTTCTTTATGGCTTTGGGATCCACCTCATCACCTACATCTAACCACTGCCCATCTACCTTAATGGGCACCAGTGCTAAGAGATTAGGCATCTCTCTCCCCTTCCTTACAGGTTCTCTCTCCAGGGTGGTAGGCCCGGGCAGCTAGCTTGCCCGGATCACTCAGCAGCCCACTGGGCCACTGTTTCCACCCTCTATCTATGCCACATCAGCACAGAAGAGCTCTTCCACCCTCTCTGCACTGGGCAGATGGTACAGGGCTTCCAGGAGCCACTGCACAGGTGGATCCTTGGTGCCCCAGCTAATCCCCACCTTGCCAGGGGTGGTAGCCTCATCATCAGGTGCTATACCCTCATACTCAGGGAAGGTAAGCCCATTCCAGAGCACCACCTTATCTGTATCCAGGTAGTTAGTGAAGGAGCCACCCACAGGTACATAGCCCTGGTTATACTCCACCACATTCAGGCCACAGAGCCTGGCTATCCTGTTCTCTGCCACCAGGAGATCCTTCTGGGCATCACTCAGCACTGCCCTTACCTTGGCATTGTTTACCAGGTACTGCATCACTGTGTTGGTTACAATGAGATCCCTGGCTTCTGTGCCACTGTCCTGGGCCAGGATCCGCTTCCAGGTATTGATATCACTGGCCGGATCACTGTTGGCGGTATCACTCCACTTATCTGTACCTGTGAGAGTGGGCTTGTGGGTAGCACTCATGGTGAAGTCCACACTCCACTTCACATCATCCCCATCCCAGGCTGCTGCCCCTGTCATAAGGATCTGCCACCTGCACCACTCCTGCAGGTTAGCTACTACGATATCCAGGCCCCTCATCTCACTGGCCACCAGTGCTTCCTTGTAGGGCTGGTGCTCGGTGCCCGGCTCTCTGAGCTGCTTCATCATCCTCTTGGGGATCCGCTTCTTCTCCCTGATGTAGGGCAGGGTAAATCTCTTCTGCTCTACAGCGTTTAAGGGCTGCAGCTTCCCCTCTGCATCTGGATGGTTATAGCTGGCTCTGTGCCTGGGGTTGCGTACAATATCTACCAGGACACTCTCACCCCAGATCTTCTCCCTGGCACCTGTGGTGAATATCTTGGCCCCCAGCAGGCTCTGTGGTGCAGGAAACTTCCGCACCACCCCTGTGAGTACACTGTGCTTTAGCACTGTCAACTGCTCGGTAGGCATCTATTTCACCCCCTTCATGGTTACCAGTTAGATGTACCTGATAGCCTGGTTATCTGCCTTACCATTGGCATCCACACCATAGACCTTGGATGCATCCACTGTGCCCTGTATCACCAGGGTACAGATGGCATCCCTGTCTGCAGGTGTTTCATCCTGGGTATCCTGCTGATCTGCCAGCAGGCCCACCAGCACCTCTGTGCCATCACTGGCACTATCATCATACTGGGCATACTTCCCACTGGCTGTGATCTTGCCCATGGCCAGCCCGGCCTGCAGGATGGTAGTGGGGCTATTATTTGTATCTCTGGCAGCACCACTCACAGTGATGGGTATCACTGTGTAGTTCCCACTCTTTAGAAACTCTACTGGAGTCTCAGTGGTACTCTTCACCTCAGGTGTTGCATCAGGTGGCTTCCAGTTAGCCATTTGCTCTCACCCCCTCATGTGCTCTCATCTCACTCCCTGTGAGGACCCCGGAGATCCGGCTGCTACTTCTCTGTGGCTCGGCCCTCTGCCTCAGCCACACTCTCAGCCATCCTCTCCACTGTGGCATCCTCTTCCTTCTTCTCTTCTGCCTCATCACCCTTCTTACCTGTGCCAGGCCTCTCATCACCATCTCCACCGGGTCCTACCTCACCCAGCTTCACCAGGAGCTCTCCATCCTTGGCCCTGGTGCAGATCTCAGTGAGAAGAGTGGTAATGAGCTCATACTCACTACCCTTCTTATCCTCACCCAGATCTATGGTGGCCTCTGTGCCCAGGCCCTGCAGCACCTCTGTGAGGTGCATATCATCCAGGACGGCCGGAGCCAGCCCCTTCTTCCTCAGGCCCTCTGTGAAGGCCTTTATGGTGTCCTCTCTGGCTGTAGCCTGTACCTCTCCCAGCTTGGTTACAGCCTGATCAGCCCTCTTCTCAGCCTTGGCCAGCTTCTCTCTGAGCTCCAGCCCAGCATCAGCCACTGCCTCAGCCTTCATTTTCTCCACTTCAGCCTCTGTGTAGGTTTTCACTGCCATGCTATCTTCACCCCCTTCAGCATCTACTTCTGTACTGCTCAGCCAGATGGTTTCCTGCTCTTCTTCCAGAGCAGTTACTGGCTTCAGCGTCTTTACCTCAGGTATATCTGCACCCAGCAGGGCCACTCTCTTCAGCACCCACTTATATACCTGGCCATTGGCTGCCTTGAAGCTCGGGTAGATCTCAGCACTCACCCTGGCATACCGCTTCTCTCTCAGCCACTTGGCTATCAGCTTGGGGATGTGCTCTACATAGGCTTCTGCCACATCCCCTACTATCCTCATCTTCTTCACCCAGCCTGCTGCTCCCAGGCCCTCTGCCTTCAGGATGGGCTGCTTCTTCCCATGGCCCAGCACCAGGGGTGGCACTATCTCCCCTGCCAGAGCCTTAAAGCTGGCCACCAGGGCCTTCACCCGGCTCAGTGGGTATGCCTCACCATGGTAGGTACCAGGCCGGAAGATCTGGATCCACATGCCTTCCTGCTCACCCATCTCCTGGGCATCTTCGGGATCCTCTTCCTCTCCTTCCTGGAGATCCACAGGCTCATGGGCCTCTATACCCCAGGTAGGCACCCCTTCCTCAAAATCCTCTGTAGGCACCAGGATGGCCACCTGGCTGTACCCTTCACTCAGGCACTGCAACAGGGTACAGGCCTCTACCTCAGGATCCGCATCTGAGAAGGCCACTTCACTGAGCACCTTGGGGTGCCCCTTCACCCAGGCCCTGGCCTTGGCTATATCGGGAAACTTGGCCAGTGCAAATCTCAGCGCCTGGCCCACCCACTTCCCACTGCCCTTCACCTGGCAGTACACCATGGCCACACCCTCTGTGAGGTTCTTCCATCTGCAGGTGCTGTACCGCTTCGGATCATGTGCCTCACCTGCAGGCCTGTAGTAGATCCAGTTATCCTTCTTCTCATAGCCTGGCATCTCTACTCCCCTTCCTCTGGCCATGGCTCTGGGCTGTACCCTGCAGCCTTGGCCTCTTCTGTAGGTGTGAAGAGCACACCATTCTCCTGCCTGTGAGGTGCAGTGTGTATCACCTCATTACTCTCTATCTCCCTGGGGATCCCATCTGGATAGGCAGCACATACCCACTTGGGCAGGCCCACTGCCTGCTCTTCCAGCTCCAGGTGCTCACACCAGGTGCACTGTGATGTGTGTACAGTCATACTGGCCCCCCTACATGAAGCCCACCCTCTTCAGCAGGCTCTCTGCCATATCCTTCAGGATTGCCCGATCCCCTGTAAGTGTGCCTTCCTGCAGGGCTGCCTCTAGCTCTGCAAAGAGCTCCCCATGCTGGTGCTTTATCTTCACCACATTCCGGCTCACAGGGTACTTACTCAGCCTGCTGCTGATAAACTCACCCCTCTTCCCACTCATCATTATCTTCCCTGTTACTGGGCTTTTCACATACTCCCCAGTACTCTTGTGCTTCAGCCTCACTATCTTCTTCCCATGGATATCCAGGGCCCGGAGCTCCTTCACTATCTTCTTAGCCTCTGCCAGGTTCTTAGCCTGCTCAGGCCCCTCTGCATACCAGTGCACCCCACCTCTCACATGGCTCCACTCATGCCTGATCACGCCCTTCATGCTATCTGTGCTCAGCCAGCCAGCCTTAAAATCCTTGGCTATCCTGGCATCTGTGAAGATCTTGGGGTTAAACCTCATGGCCATCCCGGCCTCAGGTACCCTGGCACCCTGCACCATGGCATAGGTGTTACTATCATGGGTGATCCCTATGAGCTTCAGCCACTTGGCCTCTTCAGGGTACTGCCTGCTGAGCCTCACCAGGTTCCTGGTTACTGCTATGTACTGCTCCTTCTCCAGGCCACCCAGATCCACAGCATCCAGCCAGGGCATCTGCTCCTTCAGGGCCTGCTCTGCCTGCAGCACATCCTTGGGGTGCATCCAATCTACCTTTGTGCCCCTGGGCACTGCAGCCCTTCTCACAGGCCCACCAAAGCCTGCATCTGGCTGTACAGGTAGGTACTCCCCTCTATCCGTTTTAACCACACTGGGCATCTGATCTAAGCCCCTGCTCCTGTAGTTAGCATCCCACTCATTCTGCATGATCGGGTCCACCATGCACCTGCACCTGTACCCATTTGGTGGCCACCACTCCTGCCACACTGGGCTATCCTTACTGAAGATCAGCCCATGCATGGCAGCATGCTCTGGCCGGGTCCTCTCATCCAGCAGGGCATTGTACTGGTAGGCCACTATGAGATCTGCTACATCAGGATCCTCATACATCTGCTTCCGGCCCTGGTTATAGGCACTCATGCCATTGGTTCTAAATACATTCTCCAGATGGCTGGATGCCCTGGTATCCAGGGGCTGGTATCTATCTCTGAAGGCCGGATCTGTGAGCAGGCTATCCCTAAACTCTCTGAAAGTCCACCCCTGCTCAGTGGCCTGTATCATCCTCTTATGTGCTATCTTCAGGGCTTCCTGGCTCTCCACATGGGCCATGGTGAAGGCCTTGCCTGCCAGGCCCTTACTGTCAAATACATCCCTGGGTACTACCTGCAGGCCCTTCAGCCAATCTACTGCCTCTTCCGGCTTGGGCAGCCTCTTCCAGGAGCTGATGATCCCCTTACCCCTGGATGCAAAGGCAGCAGGCTTCTCCTTCCCAGGCTTCCACCCCTGGGCCTTCAGGAGAAGCTGTGCATCTGTGGTACCCTTCAGGCTGGATGAGAAGAGCAGCCTATTCAGGGTGTCCTGCAGATGGCTGAAGTGTAGTGGGATCTGGGTAGCCCTCTGGAGATCCTTGGCCTCTATCACCCCTGCCTGCTCCACCTCTTCCAGGTAGGCATCTATATCCTGCCTGATGCCCTCTGGCACCTCAGCACTGGCCAGATCCACCAGGTGATCCATCTCCACACCCACCCTCTCAGTGAAGGCCACTGCCTTCTGAGAGAACCTGTGGCCCATGTTACTGATGGCATAGGTGGTGCCTATCTCAGGCATATCTCTGCTGGCCATCTGGATGAGGTAATCCCTGAGCACCCTGGCATCCACTCCTTCAGCCAGTAGCCCTGGTGGGATATCTACCCCAGCCCTATCCTTTTTCTCTTCATCTGGCTCATCTGGGGCCTCAGGAGCACCACCAGGGCCAGAAGGTGGGCTTACAGGTGCTGGTGCCTTCAGTACTTCCTCATCCTTCTCTGCCACTGGGATATCAAAGTGCTCATGTACCCATGGCTCCGGGATCTTGGTGCCCAGCTTGGCCAGCCTCTCCACATCCTCTGTGGTTACAGGTGGCTTCCCCTCTGGCAGCAGGAACCTGAAGAAGGGATAATTCCTGGTGTTAAAGTTCATCCTCACCAGCCTGGGGATGATCTGCTCATTAACCACCTGGGCTATATCCTTGGCATCAGCCTCTGTGATATCCTGCTTCACAGTCTGATGGACCCGGCCCAGGGCATAGGATCCACCACCCTTATCCCCTGTATCTGTGGTAAGGGTTTGCCCCAGGATGGTTTTACTGATCTGCTCATCACACCACCTGAGCAGGTGCTGGTATCCGGCCTCACCTCTCCTGGCAGCCTCTACCAGGGTGATATCAAAGCCCTCTGGCAGCCAGATCCCACTCTGCTGCTGCCAGGTGTCTATCAGCTCCTTCACCCTCTCTATATCCTCTTCATCAGTTACATCCTTGGGTATGATGGCCTTGGGTGTAGGAGATCCCCATCTCTCCAGGAAGATCAGGAAGAATTTGGCACCATTCTTCTTCATCCAGCAGTACCATACAGTGGTAACCCCAGTGCCTGTGCCAAATAGACACTCATAGGTTTTATCATAGGTGGTGATGGTAAACCGCTTCTGATCCACAGGCTTGGCCCGGCTGGCCCCATCCGGCCTGATCAGCAGCCCCTTCTCTTTCAGGTTCCCATACTCATCAGTATCAAATGAGAAGTGCTGGGGCTTCTTATGCTTCAGGGCCTGCATCTTCCACTTGCCCTTCCAATCCCCATCCTCTATGGGCACCTCATCCCACACCTGCTCTGATACACTGAAGCCCATGGGTATGGCATCCATCATCTCTGAGATATCACCCTCAAAGGTGCCTGCCAGGTGCTCCAGGCAGTAGGTGATAAATTCTGCTATCTGCTTATCCTCAGGCTGCTCACTGAAGGGTGCCACCTCATACTCATGGCTCAGCAGTGCCCTCTTCCTGGTACCCAGTACTGCCCTCAGGTGGGCATCCTTCTTAATATCATCCTGGAAGTGCTGATAGCCCCACTTCCGCACTATATCATCAGGGTTATCTACCTGCAGGCCCAGTGCTGCCAGGATGTTACTGGTGGATATCACGCTGCCCACCTCACCCTTGGGTGGCCTCTTCTGATCCTCTGGCTTCGGGTCCTTCTTCTTCCGGGATCTGAAGATCCTCAGGGGCCATCTGAGCTCTATCTGCATGATCTCTCCCCTTCTACTCTCTCTCAGCCACAGCCAGGCAGTGAAGGCTCAGCCCCCACACCAGGAGTGGCAGGTTCACCATCTTCCTCACCTGCAGGCCAGCATCCACCAGGGCAGATCTCAGGCTTCCTGGATCCCACTCTCTCTCATGGCCATAGTAGGCCTCAGCCTCTTCCTTCCGGCCCAGGAGCCACCTGGCCCTCTTAAAGGCCGGATCATTTGGTATCAGTACTATCAGCCTGCCACCAGGTAGCAGCACCTCTCTGATCTCTTCCAGGGCCTGCTCCGGCCGTACCAGGTGCTCCAGCACATTGGTGAGTAGGCAGGTACCCCAGGCATGGCGATCCACCCAGCCAGGTAGATCACAGGCATCACCCTCATAGGCTTCCAGGCCCCTCTCCTGGCAGATCTTCACATTGGCAGGGCATAGATCCAGGCCCACTGCTACTTCACCCCTCAGGCTCTCCAGCATCAGGCCCTCTCCACAGCCTATATCCAGGATCGGAAGGCCAGGCTCTATCTCCCTCAGCACACTCCACTCCAGGTACTCCCTGTACTTCCGGCTCAGAAGCCTCTTCCTAAAGGCTTCACGCTGGCCGAGGGTGATCACCCCTGCCTTCCCATCTACTGGCATCTCTTATACCTTCTCATGTAGGCACCTCAGCACCCTGGTACCCTTCAGGATCCGGCCCCACTGCCTATTCCTTACATGCCAGGCCACATTGGCCCAGGTGGTATGCAGGATCCACTTCAGCCTCTCCAGGTGGCTGGCCATCTGTACACTCATGGCCTGTACTCCCCACACTGGATCCCTGGCTATCTTAGGCTCCCAGTTATCCGGCTTCCAGGCCACCATCATCACACCTGGTACCTGGGGATCCTTCTGGATCACCATGGAGAGATCCTGGAAGGCCTGCCTGATCATCTCCTGGGTAAATCTCCAGTAATCCCCTGGGTGCTCATGCAGCCAGAAGCCAGGACCCGGCACAGTGAGCACCAGCATCCCCTGGGGCCTTAGCAGGTGCTTCATGGCCACTACTGCCCTCGTCCACTTGGCTATGTGCTCCAGGGTATACAGGCAGAGGATCACATCATACTGCTCATCCGGCCCCTGGTACTCACAGATATCTGCCACCAGATCCACTCCCGGCCCGGGCCGGATATCCAGCCCTGTATAGGATGCAGGCCCCTGCATCTCCAGGAAATCCCTGGGGCTGCCATTCACATCCAGGCTGCCCACTTCCAGGATATCCTTCCCCTCTACTGCCCTGGCCCCAGGCCAGAGCTGGCTATTCACAAACTCCATCACACTCTGGTGCATCTCAGCCCCCTCACCAAACCAGCTCCCCAGCCACTCTCTTACTCTTCCCATGGCCTACATGCTTCATCTCTGGTACTTCCGGCCCATTCATGGCACCTGCCCAGCAGGCCAGTGCCAGGCTCCAGGCCTTATCTGCATGGTGCTTCTCATTCCTCTCACAGTCAAACCGCACTGCCCCACTGGGTGAAGCCATCTTCTTAATGCTGTGGATCTGGGCCATCCTCTCCCTGTTGGCATGGATCACCAGATCCCGGTGCTCCATCATCATCCTCAGGTTTACTGCCAGCCTCTCCTTAATGGCATGGCCCTCTACCCTGGAGCCAAAGTGTACTGGCTCTACTCGGGTCCTGTACTTCTTCACCATCCTCTCAGCCAGCTCCATCCCCAGCCCGGTTTCATCTATGCACAGCCTCACCAGCCCAGGCAGCTTATCCATGCAATCCATCAGATCAGCCTCTTGGGCCTCAAAGGGCACCTTATCCCAGGTTTTATACAGCCTCTCAGTGTACCTGGTGCCCTGCTTCTCTATGATGGTGAGCTCACTGGTATCCTTCCTTCTGCCCAGATCCAGGCCTGCATAGAGTAGGCCCTGCCTCTTACCCACCACCTCAGCCAGGCTGCTGTAGCTATCAAAGATATCCACCCCCTGCTCCATCTCACCATCTGAGATCTCTGTGATCAGCTCCCAGGGGAAGAAGGCACTGGCCTCATCCATGTACACCAGCTCACACTCCTGCTGAAAGTCCTCTAAGGGGCTGTTGTTATAGAGCAGTAGGATCTGCTGGGTGGCATACCTCTCCACCCTCTCCTGGGTAGGCATATCTGGTGCCAGCCTGGTGGCCTCTTCCACATTGGTGCACAGGGCAGGGCTTTGCCACCAGGGTATGAGGTACAGCTTAAAGCCTGGGTAGGCATCACCTACATTCTCCAGGATATCATAGCATCTGCCCACAGGGGCCTGCACTGTGGTACCCAGGCACAGCTCCCCACCCCTGGAGATGATGAATAGAGCAGCCCGGTACACACTCTTCTGCCTCTCCTGGGGATAATGTGCAAATTCATCCAGATCCACATCTGCAGGCCCTTTACCCCTGGGCTTAAACATACACAGGATCCTGGAGCCATTGGCCCACTCCAGCTCCATCTTGTTATCTGTTACCAGGGGCAGCCTCACCTCTTCAGGCAGGCTGCTCCAGGCTTCCTTGGCATACCTGATCTTCTCCCTGGCTTCCTCATAGTTAAGGCTGGTGAAGATGTGGGTATTCCTGGGCCTGAGGTGCCCCTTGGCCACACCCTTCAGGGCCCGGCAGAAGGAGAAGCCTATCTGCCTGCTCTTCTTCACCTTCTTCAGGGGATCTGTATCATCTACCAGTGGCTTCTGGCAGGCTGCCAGTACTGTTCTCTCTCCATCTGTCTCAGTGCAGCTCTGGATGAAACCACTTTCAGTGGCTGCCCACCTGGTGATGCCATCCAGGGCATCCATCCCATACCTCTTCACCCGGATCTCGGGTCCTTCCCTATGGGTTAGGATCTCAGAGAGAAGCCCCCTGGCTGTACCCTGCTCCTGCAGCAGCCTGGTGAAGGGATCTACCTCTACTGTAGGCCTACTGGCCATCTGGGTGCTCCTGCTTATAGATATCCTGCAGCCTTGCCAGGATCTCCTGCCTATCACTCACTTCACCCCTGGTAACCCTCTCTTCTCCAAAGGCCTTAAAGAGCATGTTCACCAGCTTCTCAGAGTCCACCCTTCTAAAGCTCCGGCCACTCCTGCCATCCAGCTTGGGGCCAAATAGCACCTCTAAGATCTTTACCTGTACACCCCTGGTAAACTTGCCCTGCCTGGCCAGCATCTGCTTCACAGTCTCATCTATCTCAGCATCTACCTCTCTCCTGATCTCCTTCAGCCTCTCATCCCAGTTATCCTTCACCCTGTACTTACGCACTGTAGCCCTGGAAATGTGGCACACTTTGGCCACATGCTGGATACACTGCCTCTGGCAGTAGGCCTGAAACATGGTCTGCCTTACCTTCTCTGCCAGGGGCCCGGCCATCAGCTCTGTTCTCTCTGGGCCAGTGCCTGTATGGTTTGGCAGATGATCACCCTGAGGATCATCACATAGGTGGTAGGTAGTGCTCTGGGCTTATGCACTATCATGCAGGTGCTCACTCCCTGTAGGCTTCAGATCTTACCAGGCCATTGGTGGTTTCCACATGGATCCAGGTGCACCTGATAGGAAGCACCAGCTCCTCCCCTGCTCCAAAGTATCTCCAATCCTGATCTATCCAGTGATCTGCATCCCCATAGGTTCTCAGGGATCCGGCCACACTACACCTAAATACCAGGGCAGAGCAGGCTGAGTAGGTGGTATCAGCATCATCCACATCCACCCACTTCCACCTGTAGCTGGTACTATCAGCTACCCACTCTTCCCATACATCACTCTTCCTGTAGCCCATCAGGAGCTTGTACAAGCTCTGATCACTATCCGGGATGGCTGTGGTAACACTGGGCAGGGTTAATACAAAAATGCAGCATAGGCACAGAAGTGCCACAGCTCGCTGGTTCATCTCTCCACTCCCCTCTGTGTTTACATGGCCTCACCTCTCCCTTCCTGCCACATACACCAGGCTGGTACTACCTACATGCACCTGATCTGTATCTCATCTTCTTCTATGGTGTCAAATGAATTAAGAGCACAGCCTGTGGTGAAGCTTTAGGCTGTGCTCATTTTCTGTGGTGGAATCTCTACTTCTTCAGTGCCTGGTACCCAGTGCCAGTGAGATAGTACACAGGGATATACTGCCACCTGCTGGTGGGGTAATTCTGCTTGTACAGGCCCCAGGGCTTCTTCATCTGCAGGTGCCTTCCCTTCTGTCTATCCATCCTCTCCACCATCCCATCATCCAGCAGGATCTTCAGAGCTCTGGCCACTGTGCTCTTCCCCAGCCCGGTTCCTTCCCTTATCTCCACTGCACTCTTGCCCTTCTTCTCTGCCTTCCCCTGCCAGGTGGCTCCCTGATCCATCAGGTACTGCAGTATCTTCTCCAGGCTGGGCTGTAGGTTCATGCTCCTGCACTCCTTCCTTCTGCACTGCCTCTCCCAGGGCTTCCATGGCCTCTGCTATGGCTATCTCCTTCTCTGTCAGGGCCTCAAATACCAGCCAGTGCTTGGTATCCTTGCCAGTGTGGTATGGCCGGATCTCCTTAGCATCATCAGGCCCCTCATACACCTGCCAGGGATCATCTGCCACTGAGGTATGCCAGAAGCAGATCCCAAGGCAGGTAAGGGGCTTCTCTTCTGCATAGATCTTCTCACAGGCATCTGCCCAGGCCAGGAGATGATCTACCCTGTTAGCCCCTGCTGGATACCATGCCACAAATTCCCTGAGCAGCCTGGCATACTCCGGCAGGTACTGGTACTCCACTATTGCATGATCAAAGGTGCTCAGGTGCACTGCTCTGGCTGCCCTGGGCAGCCTGGGATCATCTACCAGATCCCACAGCTTCTGATCATCTCCCTCACCCATGATCCCACCCAGCCAGTTATCATGCAGAAGGGGATATCCTCAGTAAATCTCATATTAGGATTTTCATGGATGCAGGCTGCTCCCTGTGGCCCCTTGGCTCTCACGCTCTACCTGGCTTCCATCTGGGATCATTTATGGTGCACACCTTCAGGCCATCTGTGATCTCCTGCTCCATCAGCTCACAGTACAGGCTATCCAGGTCACCACTCCCACAAGGGCACTCACCACAGGCTGTGCCCCAGGGGATGGCCTTCTGCAGCTCGGCTGTGATGTACTCCCTGCCTGGCTGGTTCATCTCTCTACCCTCTCCGGCAGGGCATCTACCACATACTGCTCCCAGGTAGCTCTGAGATCCTGCCTGATCTCATCAGGCATATCTCTCCACACTGCCTGGAAGGGCAGCCTGCCAGTAAGATCACTCAGTATCTTCTCCACTACTTGCTTTGCTATCAGATCCTTCTCTCCTGCCATCTTCCTCTCCCTTCTCCTGGGCCATCTTGGCACTCAGATCTTCCCAGGCCTTGGATCTGGCTGCTCTCAGGGCTATGATGCCTGCCTTCAGATCCTCTACATAAGCGAAATCTGCCAGGCTCTCCATGGCCAGCTCCATATCCTTCAGGTGCTGCTCCAGGACCCGGATAGGATAGAGGTAGCCCCTGTACCCATGAGGATCATCCGGCTCCAGCCCCCTGCTCTCCACCTCAGCATCCAGATCCTTGGCTGCATCCAGGATCTCCTTAGCTGGTGTGGTTTCACTCTTACTATCCAGGATGCTGGCATCCAGCTTCTCATAGACCTGATCACTCACATCATCCATGGGGTTCCACTCCCAGCTCAGGCTGAGAAAATCAAAGCCCGGCCTGGTGAAGTTAAGCTTCTTCCTGGCTTCCAGGCCCACCCTTCTGGCCACCATGGCATCAGCAGCAGTGATCTTACACCTGGCCACCCTCTTCAGCTCATACACCAGCACCCTGTAGGCAGTGCCATCTACCTTTGGCTCTGCTCCGGCCGTATTCTGCCCCTGGTTATCTTCCTGCATCCTTACCCCCTTCCATCCCACTGGCATCACCAGTGAGGTACATCTTCCCTGGCTGTACCTGTGGATCTACACAGATGATCATGCCCAGGATCATGGCCCCTGGTTTTATCTGGATCGGCCCAGGCATCTTCTCACCCCTGGGCACTGCCTGGAGTAATGGCTTCCCCATCAGCCTGCTCACCTCTGCCTGCACCAGTGGGATATCTGCCTCATGCATGAATTTGTCCATTGGTTTCGATCAACCGTAATGGCAAAGCCGTCGTCCCTATGCTCAAGTTGGTATCCGGTTTTATTGTAGGGCCCGTCAACCGTATCCAACTCACATGGGGGAGCATCGAAAATGTTTGTTATTTTCCAGCCGTTGAACATTTAGAACCTCCAAACGGCAACACATTTTGTTGTAGTTCAGGTGTTTCAGCAATGCGTTTAGACGCAAGAGCAAAATACTGCTCGTCCAGCTCAATGCCGATAAAATTACGATTGAGGTTCTTGCAAGCAACGCCCGTCGTGCCACTGCCCATAAAGCAATCTAGAACGGTATCGCCTTCGTTACTCCAAGAGATGATATGGTCGTGTGCGAGTTGGTAGGG